CTGCTATGCGTAATGCACGTGCTAGAAACATGACAGGTAAAGAGCGTGAGTATCGTGCCTTTCTCGAAAAAGAATATGGTGTAGATTTTAACAAGGGCGGTAAAGTAACTAAATCACGTACTGGCGTACATGACTATCGTATGAACAAAGGTGGTCTATTACTTTCATCTGTAGATAACAGAAAGAAAAAATAATGGCTAATGAAAAAGGCATCAAAGCTAATCTGGAAAACATGACAGCAAACAAATTGCTAGACATTGCTAACGATGATGCACAGCCACAGAAGCTACGTGCGGCTGCTAAGAAAGAACTATCTACACGTTCTATGGCCTCAGACACAATGCCCGGTAAGGCACGTACTAATTTTAAAGATGGCGGTAAGGCTACAAAGAAAGTGCCTGTCATTTCTATTGGCGTAGGCATGGCTGAAGTCAAGAATGGTAAAGCCAAGATGATGCGTGGCGGTAAAGCAAATAAAAAAGAACACATGTACGCAGCAGGTGGAAGTGTCACAGACAATGCTGGTCTACGTGCATTAAAAAAGGCAAGCCCAACAGCTTACAATAAAATTACAGGGAAGTAATGCACCCCATTGAAGCTGACATTCGCAAGTGGTCTAACGACTTCCTTGAGATACCAAATGCAAAGTTAAACGGACTGCCACCCTGTCCATACGCAAAGCAAGCATGGCTAGACCGTAAAGTAACCTTTAGCATTAATACAGGGCTAGAGGGTCTGGTAAAAGAAGTCACAGACTTTGACCTGCACACATTTGACATAGTGGTATGGGCTACAGAACTACTGCCAGACATGGAATACCTAGATGGTTTCTGTGATGGCATGAACGAAGCATTGGCAGTAGCCAATAAAGATATGCACCTGATGGTGTTTCATCCAGACTATGATGCAGAAGAAGCTGGTCTGGATTTTCTAGTTGAAGACGATGTAACTAATAATGAATTAGTATATTGCATGGTCTTTGTACAGAAGCTATCGTTACTTGATGATGCTTCACTTAGTTTGGAAAAGTCTGGATACTACCAGCACTTTCCTAAAGATACTTACAACTCACTGGTAGTGGAAAGACGGAGATTAAGAAATGGCTAATACTAAAGACACTCAAGATACCAACAAACGTATCCAGCAAGAGATTCGTGATATGAGGAACAAGCTGAAGAAAGAAGGCTTTAAGCCTATGGAAATCGACAGCTTGATGCGTGACTTTTTTGCCAAGAAGAAAACACCTGCTAAGAAGACAATGACCGCTGCTAAAGGTGGTATGGCTAAAGGCAAGACCAAGATGCGTGGTGGTGGCATGGTTAAAGCTGCTAAGAAAAAAATGATGCGTGGTGGCGCAGTAAAGAAAAAATAATGAAACGTAAGTTAATTACATATCTGGGTTTGGGTTTGCTCTATATGGGCAGACCCTTTATCCATATTGGCAATTGGTTCTGGAAGAAACATCGTCAAGTATTAAAGTGGAATGATTAATGCCAGATTTAAGCAAATCTAAATTTACTACAGAAGGTGCTACCATTACCAGTACCTCTTCTGGTTCTAGTGCAGATGTCATATACACAGTGCCTGACAATCATAGTGCTATTGTACGTTTCTTGCACCTAAGTAATGGTACAGCTAACAATAAAAAAGCATATGTACAGTTTTATCATAATGACGATACTGGCTACCATTATATTGCCAATGGCTTAGCTATGGATGCAAACACAACGCATGACATAGTATCTGCTAATTTTTTTACATTGCACCAAAAGGATAAAGTTGTAGCTTACATTGAAAGTGGTATGACATTAGATATTACAATATCTGTTGAAGAATACTTTGACCCAGCACGTGCATAGGAGAAGAAGATATGCCTCTCACAGCAAAAGGCTCTAAGATTAAATCTGCTATGCAAAAAAAGTATGGTGCAAAAAAAGGTGAGGATGTTTTCTATGCAAGTGCCAACAAAGGAACAATCAAAGGCGTGGCGAAAGGCCAAAAACTCAAGGCGGGTGGGTCAGTTGGAAAAGCTGGCAGCAAGGCGAAGCCTAAAAAGAAGAGCAAGAGTAGAGTTAATGAAGCTGGCAACTACACTAAGCCAGCACTAAGAAAAAGATTATTTGAAAAGATTAAAGCTGGAACACGTGGCGGTAAAGCAGGTCAGTGGTCAGCGAGAAAAGCACAACTACTAGCACTAGAATATAAAAAAGCAGGTGGTGGTTATAAAACCTAATGCCTACAAAATTAAATGAAAACACAGAAGTTGCATTACCTCTTCGTAATATTATTAGTATGGTTGCTGCAGCTTCACTTGCAACATGGGCATACTTCGGTATCATAGAGCGTCTTAATCAGATTGAGACAAGCATTACTATGATGAATGCTGACCTAGCCCAAAACACAGAATTTCGTATTAAATGGCCTCGTGGTGAGATGGGTAGCTTACCAGCAGATTCTGAACAGTTTATGTTAATTGAACACATAGCCAGTGAATTAGAAAATTTAGCAACTGAGATTGAAGAGGGTCGTGCGCCATATGACCAACAACAAAAACTAACACTGGAGTTTTATGAAAAGCGAATAGCAAGTCTTGAAGAGCAAATTGAAAAACTAAAAGATGCTCAGATGGAAATGACCCACAGGAAGATACCAAAATGATTGAAACAATAATGGTGCTACTCCTGTATGTGTCAGGAGATATAGTAGAATACAGAGGGTATGACAATATATCAGATTGTTTGGCTACCAAACGTGAGATAGAACGAAACGTAGGTGAGCATCTTAAAAGTGCTAGATACGCTTGTGAGATGCGTAAAGTAAAACTAGACAAGAACAGTGAAGGAAAATATTTCGTAGTCAACATCGTGGAGTAAGCAATGGTAGACCCCATAACAGCCATTGCCTCTGCAAAGATGGCCTATGAAGCCATCAAAAAAGGTTTGCAGATAGGCAAAGATATTGAATCAATGGCGGGTGACTTGGGCCGTTGGATGAACGCTATCCATGATGTCAAGAAAGGCCATGAGAAAGCTAAAGGACGTAGGTTTGGTAGTGTAGAAGAAGAGGCACTTGAAACATTTGCAGCCAAGAAGAAGGCAGAGCAAATGGAAGAAGAGTTGCGTAACTTTGTAAACATGACCTATGGACCAAGTGCATGGTCACAGATTATAAAAATACAGGGACAATTACGTAAGCAAAGACTAGAAGAAGAACGCTTACGTAAACAACAGGCAGAAGAAATAATTGTTTGGGGTATGATTATATCCTGTATTGTTTTATTTAGTGGTTTAGTAATATGGGTACTAGCTACCGCTTTTTAGCTTGACAAATCAATATAAAGGTGGTATAACTTAGTTATGACATTAAAAGGACCACAAAAAAGTTTAAAGGCTTGGACCAAACAAAAGTGGGGTACTAAGAGTGGGAAGCCGTCTGGAAAGACAGGAGAACGGTACTTACCTGCTGCGGCTATCAAAGCGTTGTCACCGCAGGAGTATGCGTCTACCACCCGTGCTAAACGAGAAGGAACTCGTTCTGGTCAGCAGTTCGTCAAGCAGCCTAAAAAGATATCAAAGAAAACTGCCAAGTTCAGAAGGGGAGTATAATGCTACAAGCACTGATAGGTCCAGCGACTGAAATAATCGGTAAGTTTGTTGAAGACAAAGACCAGAAGAATAAGCTGGCACATGAGATTGCGACAATGGCAGAACGTCATGCGCAAGAGTTAGCTAAAGGACAGCTTGCTATTAATGCAGAGGAAGCTAAGTCACGTAATATATTTGTAGCTGGCTGGAGACCTTTTGTTGGATGGACATGTGGTCTTGCACTGTGCGTACACTTTTTAATTATTCCCATTGCGGATGTAACAACAGCTTACATGGGGTATTCACCTGTACCTTACCCTGCATTTGATATGGACACACTAATGACTGTACTTCTTGGTATGTTAGGTCTAGGTGGACTGCGTACATATGAAAAGCGCAAAGGTTTAACCAAGTGAGTGCGCAGAGATTTCTTGAATGGAAGATACTTCCACGTTTTATGATGCTGGTCATGACACTAATGAGTTGGCGTTGTGCAGAGTGGTTTATGAACTTGGACAGCCCAACAGCAGCACAGTCAGCGTTTGTAAGCGTTGTGATGGGTGCAATGACAGGTGCATTCGGCATATGGATGGGTGGCGAGAATAAAAAATGAAATACATTCGCACACACTTAATCAAGCAGCTTGTTAAAAGCGAGGGTCTACGCCTTGAGGTGTATCAGGATACATTGGGTATTGACACAATAGGTGTGGGTAGAAATCTTGAGGACAGAGGCATTACCAAAGAAGAGTTGGATGCTCTGGACTTTCCAAACATAGAAGCAGTGTATGAGCATGGTATTACTGAAACAGACGCTGCATTTCTATTAGAGAATGACGTACAGATAGTTGAGGAAGAACTGTTACGTGCGCACCCTTGCGTAGACAGCTTAGACTCTGTACGTCAACTTGTACTTGTAGACATGGCATTTAATATGGGTGTGCCACGTTTATGTAAGTTTAAAAAAATGTGGGCTGCAATACACGAAGAAGATTTTCGCACTGCTGCAAAAGAAATGCTTGACAGCAGGTGGGCAATTCAGGTAAAATCACGTAGTCATAAACTTGCTCACGCTATGCATCACGGAGAGTTAAAGTAATGGCATATATTGAAAATGGCGTAGTCTACGCAGGAAACTATAAAAAGGGTGGCTCAAGAAAACGTCTTAGAGCAGCTACTGATGCTGACTACGCAAATTCTGGTATTAAAAAAATAAGCCCAAGTGTTGGAGAAACAGCAAAAAAAGCTGCTAGTTCTGCTATTGGTGCGATTACAGGATTGTTTAGCGGTAGCGATGAAAAAGACAAGGATAAGAAAAAAGATAGTCTGGCTGCTAAGATAGGATTTAATAAAGGCGGATACGCTGGAAAATCTCGTACAGGTCATACGGACTATCGCTTTAACAAGGGTGGCATGGTTATGTCATCTACAAATAAAATGAAAAAGAAGTAATGTTCCCCTACACTGAAGAAGAAGCGCAATGGCTAGAGAACTAAACGAAAGACAACAGAAGTTTCTGGAAGTCCTCTTTGAAGAGGCTGGCGGTGACGTAGTTGCCGCTAAGAAACTGGCTGGTTATTCAGAGTCTACTGCCACAACTGCAATTGTAAAGGGTCTTAAAGAAGAGATACTTGAAGCAACGCAGATGTACATGGCACGTAATGCGCCTAAAGCTGCTATGGCTATGACACATGCTTTGTATGACCCAACTGAGTTAGGTATTCGTGATAAGATGTCAGCAGCTAAAGAACTGCTTGACCGTACAGGTTTGATTAAAACAGAGAAGGTGCAGGTAGAGGCAGCAGGTGGTGTTATGCTTATGCCAGCCAAAGCTATAGCAGAAGACGATGACTAGAACAGCAGGGCAGTGGAAGCTACCACAGCCAACAGACATTAAAGATAAAAACGAATGGGTACAGATACCACGTATTGCACGTACTGTACCGTTTGGTTACAAGCAAAACGAAGAAGACCCCGACATTCTTGACCCCATTCCAACTGAGTTGGATTTGCTTGAGAAGGCTAGAGCGTACACAAATCAGTACAGCTATCGTGAGGTAGCTAACTGGCTAAGTACAAATAGCGGTAGATACATCTCACACGTAGGTTTAAGGAAACGGTTAAGCAATGAGCGACAGCGTAAGAACACGGCTAGAAGCCTCCGCAAGTGGGCAGAATATGCGGAAAAGGCAATCGCCAAAGCGCAAGAGATTGAAGAAGCAAGAACAGGCGCAAAAGCCAACGGTTGAGATAAAAGAAACTGTATCTGAAGTTGCTGAATTTGAAAGCATAGAGGAGACAGCTAATGTACTTTTTAAACCTAATCCCGGTCCACAAACTGACTTTCTTGCAGCAAGTGAACGTGAAGTACTATACGGTGGTTCAGCAGGGGGTGGTAAATCTTATGCCATGCTTGCAGACCCTTTAAGATATATGGGGCATCCACAGTTTAGTGGGTTGTTATTAAGACACACAACTGAAGAACTGCGAGAGTTGATATTTAAGTCGCAGGAGTTGTACCCAAAAATCTGGCCCGGCATTAAGTGGTCAGAAAGAAAGATGCAGTGGACTGCCCCTTCTGGAGCGAGATTGTGGATGTCCTACCTAGACAGGGATGATGATGTCCTGCGCTATCAGGGTCTAGCTTTTAGCTGGATAGGCTTTGACGAACTGACCCAATGGGCAACGCCCTATGCATGGAATTACATGCGAAGTCGTCTAAGGTCCACTGCACCTGACCTGCCTATCTTTATGAGGGCAACCACAAACCCCGGTGGTAGAGGACATCACTGGGTAAAGAAAATGTTTATTGACCCAGCACCTTACAATCAGGCATACGATGCAACAGACAGTGAAACAGGAGAAGTACTCCGATACCCAGCAGGACATAGCAAGGCTGGAAAGGCTCTATTCAAACGCAGGTTTATCCCAGCAAGATTGTCTGACAATCCTTACCTTTCAGAAGCAGGAGATTACGAAGCCATGCTTCTCTCCCTGCCAGAGCAACAGCGTAGGCAGTTACTTGAAGGGGATTGGGATATCAAAGAGGGTGCTGCGTTCACTGAGTTTGACCGCAATATTCATGTCATTGAGCCTTTTGATATCCCTAACAATTGGGTTAAGTTTAGGGCATGTGACTACGGTTATGGTTCTTATAGTGGCGTGGTATGGTTTGCTGTGTCGCCTTCAGAGCAACTTATTGTGTATAGAGAACTATACGTCTCAAAGGTACTCGCTACTGACCTAGCGGATATGATATTGGAGTTGGAGTCAGGCGATGGAAATATTAAATATGGTGTCTTGGATAGCAGTCTTTGGCATAAGCGTGGTGATACTGGACCGTCTCTTGCGGAACAGATGATACAGCGAGGGTGTCGTTGGAGACCTTCAGATAGAAGCCGT